TACCATCAGCAATGTTGTTAGTGGTGTCTGTACGGGTATAGCCTGCCATATGTTTTCCTTAGCTAGTTAGTTATAACGCATTAGCGTCTGTCATGTGTACTATATTCAATCGTTGCAGCATCAAAAGAGAACGGTGGATTTTGACTGTCAGAAACAAACTGAATCGAAACACTAAAGCCTGAACCAATTAGTTGTGTCTCAAACTGTTTTATCAACTTATTACCGTACACTGTAGTGCCATACTTAGCACCACTATTACCATAGAAACCTACAGTGCCTGTCTCGTTTGACAAGTTGATGGTGGCAGGCTGAATAGACCCTGCGTTGTCGAAGTCAAGTTTTAAATTGACAGAGGTGCTCACACCACCTTGTGGGTCTGTATAAAGCACCATCTTATAGAATGTTTTACGCACACGAGGATCATTGATATAAACAAAAGGTGTAGCGAACGAAGCAATGATGTTGGATCCATCAAAACTATTACCACTTTCCATCTGATATACATACCCATCATTGTGAGCAAACACCAATGTTTCTGTTTGATTGGTGTAGTCGCTGTCGCAGACATAGGCTTTAATACCTACAGTTTCTGCCCAAGCCATAGTTCCTGTATCGTTACCAACAGTCTGTGTACCAATGATACCTTTGGCGCTTGACGGAGACACACTGCTGTTATATCCGAATAGACGGTACTGACTTTTTTGTTTGATGACACAGCTTGCAAAAGACGAGCTAGACGCAATAAGCGAAGTCATTTCTGCTTGAATTGTCTTTGATACCACACCTAAGTTGAAGTCACCAACACGGTCTGTAGCGCTAAGCAGTCGCAATCCTTCAGGACCAAGGAAGATGACATCACCACCAATCTCTTCAATCGTGTCAGAAGCAACACAGCCTACATTACGTGTGATAGGTTGCAACACAAAGTCCTGTAACGTATTGCCTGTCAACTGACTGATAGTTTGCTCAGTGAAAATGATGAGGCTTTCACGGAACACAATGATTCCTGTGATGGCTCCACCAACATTGATGACACCAGAACCGTTGGCAGCAGAGAAGTCTGAGTCTGTATAAGGGGCTGTAAAGGTGATGGTTTCACCTTTAGCAAAGAACATTTGATTCTTGTGATAGATGATGAATTCAGCACCAACTACATCAGTTGGTGCAGACGACAACACTGTGAAAGTTGTACCATCCCACGTAAAAGGGAAGTTGTAGCTATCAACACCCATCACTTTGTCTACACCAGCAAGTCGATATTTAGCAACACGCAATGTCATACCATTGGCGCGACTGACAGACCTCCACGTAATGGCAGCGTTGTCGGCTGGACTAGAAGCTAAAGCAGGATAGATGGAGATGGATGCAGCGGTGGACGTTACAGTTGGTACAGCCAACACTGTATACACCAAAGCAACACCAGCAATACTGAAGGTATCACCGATCTGTGGAATGCTTGTCAGACCATCAACAGCCAATGTCGAGCCTGTCTGAGAGCCACCATTAACCAACACAGTGCCATAAGAAGGCTTGCTGATTTTGGTGTAGCCTGAACCAGTGGTGGAATAGATGTCACCATTACGATAGGCCAACACAGTGTCGTTCCAAGCAACAACACCCTTGATGAGTCCTGTGTGGCTGGTGAAGGTGATGGCTGCTTTGTCAGCAGGACTAGACGCTAACGATGTTGTCAGGGTTAGTGTTGCTTGTTTGTAAGTGCTGTTGTAGCTGACACCAGCAGGGGCAATTGTATAGGTTCCTGTAACGCCAGCAATAGTGAAGGTATCGCCAACTACAGGAGCAGCAAACAAGTTGGAGACAAGCAATGTTGTACCTGTCTGACTACCACCTTGCACCAATGGTTCACCATAAGCTGGAACAAAAGAGCTTGAGTATTTATCAAAGCCTTCGATGCGACGATATCCACCATCCACTGAAGGCTCAAAGTTTCTTAGCAATCGTGCGCTACCGGGCGCTTGAGTACCGTGCTGTAGAGGTGACAGATTCGACACCAATCCTCCACGAAACTCGAAAGGATATGTCTGCCATTTATCAGCCATTACTTGACCCTTTCACCGAATGCGGAAAACAAGCTTTGGTTAATGGCAGTGGAGCGCATATAGCTGACACGATTGACCAACATAGTACGCATGCGTTTGATGCCTTCTTCAAACTTACTTTTAGCTAAGTTGGCAGCTTGTTCATTACTACGAAACATGTAGGCGTGATACATAGCACCGTCGATGATGACATGTCTGAAGCGTTCAGGAACAGCAGGAACATCTGTGTTGTTGAGAAGGTCTACAGGAACTCGATAATATTCATATACCACTTCATATGCCTGATCGGGTGCGGGAACAACCAACCACTCCAAGCTAGGAGCATGAACAACATTCTTTGGGATGGTGAGCTTTGAAGTATCATTTGAGTATTCTTGATCGACAGCTTTCTCAAGATAGTCTTCATACTGCATGATGGACAACTTCACTGTGTCATTACCCAATGTGCTGTCAGCTTTGACTCGGAAAGTATCAAAGTCAATAGTGGATGCATCAGATGGGAAAGCGTAACGAGTGATACCAACCGACAATGTATCTTCGGCAATGACGTGGTTGAAAGGCCAGTCTTGACCAGCATCATATATATCACGCAACGATGCATTAACAGAATCTTTGATTTGCGAGTAGAAACCAGTGGCAGTGTCAAAGTTTGCAGAAGTCAGTTCAACTTCGTTAAGTCGTCTATTCACTTCATTGACCAACCCGATGTAGTCGTATGCCATATTATTGTTCCTTAATCTTCAAACGCACAACACGCTCAGCAATATTTCCTGTACTGTCTGACATACGACATGTAAATTTGTAATCGTAGTTGTTAGTACCTAAGCCAAGATTGATAGTGGCTACACCGTTGCTGATAGTTTGCGAAACATTTTGAATACCATTGACAGTAGAACCAGCAGTGATGATAGTAGCAACACCAGCAGCGTCATCAACATACCAAACAACACTACTGATGGTTGCACCATTAAGAAACCTAGACCAGTCAATGCTGTAGTCTAGTGTTTCATCTTTATCCTTTGAAGGCCATTTAAACGACATATATGTCCTCTATTCCTATTTAAGCAACCATTGCTGACCGTTCAGACCCGCTAGGCTTTCTATATGTGTACACTTTTCTGTCTTCGCTCGACACATGTATAGAACGTGTCGATGGTGTAGACACTCTGTCAACATATACAGTTCTGTCTTGCATTGCTACAAACACTGTTCTATCAATACTGCTATTGCGTCTGTCAACATGAACTGTCCTGCGTCTATCATACAAAGCAGCTACAGCATTATAGTCAAATACAACGGTAGTTATAACAACACTACCAACAATACCTGTAGCATCAACACCATCAAAGGTTGGTCTAGCATTCTCTGCGATAGCAACACTACCCAATGCAGACGTTGCAGCTACACCAACCAACTCATAGACATTACTGGCTGCAACAACTACATCACCCAACAAGGTCTGTGCAGCTACACCAGTCAATGAAGTGTTGGCATTTGCGACAACAACTAAGGAGCCAACAGCACCTGTAGCGGCAACGCCATCTACCGGAATACGGTTGATTGATCGAACATCAACTTCACCAATGGAGAAAGAGGCATCAACACCTGTAATAATTGTGTTGGCATCAGCAGCTATAGTAAGCGAGTCAACGAAACCTGTAGCACTGACACCGGAAAGAAGCGTTGTCGCTTTAGCAACAACTGTTGTTGTACCGACAACACCTGTGGTAGCAAAACCATCAGGTGCATAAGCTACATTACTAACACCATAACGGACAGCACCATAGGTGCCTATACCATATATAGCGCCAGAGCGTACAGTTGTTGCCATCTGTACCGCCTATCAAGCGATACGGATAATGGCGTTGGAAGCGTCTGCTGTTGGAAACTGAACAACAAAGTCACCGTTGGTCGATGTCTTGTCGCCACCAAAAGAAATAACAGCAACAGCGTCAGTAGTGCCTGTACCACCATCAGTGGTGGTGTTGTAAATGAGAGCGCCAGCGGCTGTGATGGTAGCGCTAGGCCATGTAGCATCAGCGAAGTCGATGAAAGCTGTGGTACCGCTAGTAGTAGGGTCGATGTTGGTCAACGCAATACCGCCAGCAGTGTAGCCTGTACCAACAACCTCGTTGGAAGTGGTGTAGTCTGTAGTGGTTGCGTCAAGGTTTGCTGAAGATGTGTACAGAGCAATCTTGAAAGTGTGACCGCTGGTGGCATTGAAGTCGTGCTTACGCTCCAACAATTCTTTTTTGAAGCTGGTGCAGAGTGCGGAGGTAATAGCCATAATATTTCCTATTCATAAACAACAAAAGGGAGAGCCTTGTGGAAGACCCTCCCTCTTAGGTCAGCCTAAAAGATTAGGCCAGTTGGTCGCGGTCAACTTCGTCAGCAGCGATACGACCATCGACGTTCATCAACACAGCCCACACACGAGCAGCACCAGAGGTGGGTGCAGTGGTGGCAGTGGCAATCAACAAGTCGATAGTGTCAGCAGTAGCGCCAATCACGACAGGCTGGAAAGCAGCAGCGTTCTGTGCATAAGCACCAGCGGCAGCAGCGTCAGCATCAAAGCCGTCAACGAACACGTCAGCGTCAACACCAGTCACGCCCAAATCGAAAGTGGTGTCGTTCGACTCGCCGCCGAGGACGGTAGTGATTTCGATACCAGCATTCAAGATGACGGTGTTGGCAGGAACGGAGATGCACTCGATAACGTCAGCAGCAGCCAAAGCGGAACCTTTAGCGGTGGCAGCGGCAGCG